CAGATTCAAAAAATGACTACTGCACGAAAAAATCTAGTTAAAAAATTTTTTAAAGACAACAAAAAACTAAATATCAATGATTTGATTAACTATTTTTATGATTTTGTAGAAAGAGCACCAGCTTGGATGTTTGGTGAAAACCAGAGAAACTGGGAGGCTAAATTTGAATACATTGTTAAGGATGAAACTTATACAAAATTCAAGGAGGGTACGCTATGAACGTGATCCCACATGACTTAGTTGCTGAACAAGCTGTGCTTGGCTCAATGATGTTAGATTTTCAATCAGATCGCTGTCAAAAAGCAATCTATTCATTGAAGCCAGAATCATTCTACAGCAGACATCATCAAGTTATTTTTGCTGAAATGCTTGAATTAAATCGTAAAAACTACCCGATTGATCTGATTACCTTGTCAGACAGTATGGAAGCAAAAGGAACTTTGAAAGATTGCGGTGGTTTAGCTTATCTGGCTGAATTATCCAAAAATACGCCGTCGATGATCAACGTTACAGCTTATGCTGGAATTGTTCGAGACAAAGCAATTGAACGCTACACATTGCAAAAATTAAACGACTGTAGCGCTATGATTTTTGAGAAATCAAATTTATCTACTAGCGACAAAATATCAGCTATTCACGCGTTATTTACGCAAATTGATGACTATAACAAAACTGGTAAAACAACTGGACTTAAGTCGTTAAAAACAATTGCTGATAAATGGACAGAAACCCTTGGACAACGATTAGAAAACGCAGATAGTGCACGTGGTTTATCAACTGGAATCAAAGCATTAGATGAGAAATTAGCACCTAAAGGGTTGGTTAGAGGCTCGCTGTTTGTGGTTGGTGCTCGTCCAAAAATGGGTAAAACCACTTTTGAAATAAACATGGCTCGTCATTGCGCTATGAATGAGAAATTACCTGTACTGATGTTTTCGTTAGAAATGCAAGATGAGCAAATGCTTGAAAACATTTTAGCCCAAGAATCAGCGGTAAATAGCAATATTTTCTATGACGGTGGTTTAGGTTCGGATTCAGAGTTTGCGCGTGTTATGCATCATTTGAACGAGTTAACAAATAGCGACAATATCTACATCGACGATACACCAGCAATAACACTATCTCATGTTCGCTCAGAAGCACGACGGATGGCCAGAGAAAAGGGACAAATAGGTATGATCATGGTTGATTATCTAACTCTGATGGAGAAGGAAAAAACAGGTGATGATACTCGTAATGATCTGGCTTACGGTGCAATAACTAAAGGGCTTAAAGCATTGGCTAAGGAGCTTAATTGCGTTGTTGTTATGTTAACTCAATTAAACCGTAATCTTGAATCCAGAGCTGATAAACGACCGATTCCAAGTGATAGCCGTGACACAGGGCAAATTGAGCAAGATTGTGACTACTGGGTGGGTATTTATCGTGATGCTGTTTACAACGATAACGCAGATAAAAACTTGATGGAAATTAACGTTGCTTTAAATCGCCATGGCTCAGGTAATTTTACTGTTTTTGCAGGTATTAACAATGGGCGTATTTATAACGTAGATCAACTGGAATCGCAGGCTAGAGCAAATCCAGAGCCGGCAAAAAAAGAGCGTAAATATGCGCGAGCAGGTTAACCACTGCCCACTCGGTATTAATCACATGCTCGACAAAATAGCGTATGACTATGTTGCAGAATTGGGCAAACGCGGTGCGAATAAATCAAAAATAAAATTTGAACTAGCAGAACGAGTTAAAAAATATTCAGAAGAAGACAAAATTAAATTACGGGAGTTGATACAAAAATGGCTTACAAAATAACAGCAACAATCATAAAAGACGGACACCAACCGATAAATTGGACGCATTTTACTAATGAAGAATTAGCAGTCGAACAATGTATTAAAAAGCTATCAAACGGTAAAAAGAATTCTTTTGGGTGGAAAGTAAAAGAGCTAATTCGGCTTGATAACTTTGAGTGCGTGAGGGTTTAAGGATGACTAAATTAACACAGCAAAAGTTAGAAAAGGAAGTAGAAAGATTTAAAAAACATCTAATTACTCCAATTCCTGAGGGGATCGAAGATTATAAAAAAAATGAGTTTGTACAAAAAATTTTAAATCAAAATGTTGATTTTATTAGTTCTGCATTAATTGCATATCTAGCACGGGCTGAATTAGACGGGGGATCGGGTGATGAGTGACAACATAAAAAATCCAAAACACTATCAAATAATCGAAGGCATCGAATCTATCGACATTATCGCTCGAAGCATGACTGTAGAGCAGTTCAGGGGCTTTTGTCTCGGCAACATTTTGAAATATCGAATTAGAGCGGGCAAAAAAGATGCGTTAGAGCAAGACATTGCAAAGGCTAATGAGTACGAGAAGATTTTTGAAAATAAAAAGCGTTTGTGCGTTGACGCCGTTAACAGTTGAGTATTCGAAGTGATAAACAATGAAACATCTTTTTATTAAACAAGCAGGCGGCGTACTAGTGCCAGCATCAGATGCCGAAGCTGACAAAATGACACGGTACCAAACGGGCGAAGCTTGCGAGGTTGAAATAAAACTTTGGCGTAATCCGCATTTTCACCGCAAGGTTTTTGCATTTTTTGGGTTTTGTTTTCAACACTGGTCTGCTGATAAAGCAGGACTGGAGCACATGAGTGAATCAGCGCAGTTCGATAGATTTAGAAAGGATTTAACTATTTTAGCGGGTTATTACGAGCAAACAGTTAGATTAAACGGTGATATACGAACAGAAGCGCAAAGCCTCGCTTACGGAAATATGGAGCAAGACGAGTTTGAGAGAGTTTACAGCGCATTAATAAATGCGGCATTAAAGCATCTTTTTGGTAAAACCACAGACCAAAACATAATTAATCAGCTTTATGCGTTTTTTTAATCAATTATCAAAGGTAGCATGATGAACAAAAAACACAAAGAACAACTGAAACTATACGATGAAAAAGAACAAGAATTAGAGCGAGCAATCGCAATAGTTAGAGAACAACGCAGAGAATACATTAATCAGCATAATTTAAATAGAGTTAACAATGAGCAGACTAACTAAAGAAGCGCGCGGTAGAGAGTGCACGGTTCGATTGCCGTGCTGTAATCATAACCCAGAAACCACGGTACTAGCGCATTATCGATTAGCAGGAACGTGCGGTGTAGGTATAAAACCAAACGATTTACAAGGCGCTTGGGCTTGCTCAGCTTGTCATGACGAAATCGACCGAAGAACAAGAAGGTTTGAGAATGAATTCGTTAGATTGGCTCATGCTGAGGGGGTTATTAGAACTCAGGACACACTAATCAAAGAGGGGAAAGTTAAATTATGATTAATCTGACATTACCGTACCCTCCGACTGTTAATCATTATTGGGGTACAGCAGGAAAACGCAGATATATAAAACCACAGGGTATTAAATTTAGGAATGATGTTATTGGTATAGTTTTGCAAAATAAAGCTAATAAGAAGTTAGCTGAAAGAGTAATGATTGATATTAAAGCGTACATGCCAGACAGAAGAAAACGCGACCTAGACAACATCAATAAAGCCATTTTTGACGCATTAATACATAGCGGCGTCATTGTAGATGATGAGCAAATAGACGTATTACATAGCGAAAGAAAAGAAGTTTTTAAGGGCGGAAAGATAGAATTAACTATCAGCGCATTGGGAGGGATAAATGAGAGAAACTAAAGACATTTTAACAGCATGGAAAAACACCCGTATTTTAAAAAGAATGGGAACAGAATACCCATCAAAATCGGCAGGTATTGATGGTGCGCCAATGGATTTTGATTATCGTCAGTATTTAACAGAAGATGAAGCTGAAATTGTTGATAATGCGGTGTTAAGACTTAAATCCGATAATATTGAACACTGGGCTGTATTAACTTCTTTTTATCTTCGTGAAATTTCATGCAGTAAGCAAGCGAGAATATTGGGTAAAAGAACGGATGATATAACAAAAATTTTGTTTGCTGCTGAATGTTTCATTCGTGGTCATATTATTGAATTATTCCCAAAGGTGGCATAGTTGACAATGAACATAATTAAGATGTATATTGAAAAAACGTTAGCAAAATCTAACGTCGGGATTGGCGTCCTGAGCTAAATATCATCCGCACAAACTGCGTAAGCAGTTTTTCTATATCTAGTCTATGGTGGGCTAGGTGAGGGAGCTTAACCGCTCGCTGGATTCGGATGATTAACCAGTACGCCAACCTTGCTTAGTTCACCTCCAATATTGGCGTGTTGGTGGTGATTTATAAAATAACCAATCATCCGAGGTCAATATTATGACTAATCAAATTTCAGTTTTTCAATTTCAATCTTCTTATGAAGTTCGCATTCAATTAATTAATAACGAACCTTTCTTTTGCTTAAAAGATGTTTGTAGTGTTTTAGACATCAAAAACCATAAAGATTTATTAGCAAAACAGATTGATAATAAGGGGGTAGAAAAAATCTACCTCCCTACAAATGGCGGTAATCAATACGTTGTATTTATTAATGAGCCAAACTTATACCGAGTGATATTTAGAAGTAATAAGCCAGAAGCTAAACAATTTCAAGATTGGGTATTTAATGATGTACTTCCAACAATCCGTAACACCGGTGCATACTCAGTTGTTGATAAATCAAATTACATCACATCACAGCAATTGCAAGATTTAAAATATATCATTAATAATATTTCAAATGCCTTTTTCTACACTGAAGCATTCACGCAAGGAGTTTGGAAAATGGTACGTGACGCAACTGGTGCTGATAGTATTCAACATATAAGAAAAGATAGACTTTACTTAATAAGCGCAGAAATTGAAAAAATGTTAAAAGTAACTCAGATGTATTTAACGTTGAGGCGAGATACTGAAAGCGAAATTATTAAAAAGATTTTCAGGAACCACAACGATCAAGATATTATCATGTTCAATGTAAAACATGAACATGCCCAATTTTTGTTAAACATAGATAAGATGCATAAAATATACCTAAAAGATTTTAATAAAAAATTAATTGCAGATATCAAATAACACAATACAAAGGGCTTTACGCCCTTTTTAATAAAATAAATATTGATTATTGTATCCAAAAGTATACAATATTTAATAAATACAAGATTGGTGTATGTATGAATATAATTAACCAAACAGAAATTTTCGAAAACTGGTTAGAACGCTTGAAAGATTCTAAAGGAAAAACAGTAATAACAGCAAGAATTCGAAGAGCTGCTTTTGGTAATTTTGGTGATCATAAATTTTTAAGGGATGAAATTTACGAAATGCGAATTACTGTTGGTGCAGGCTATCGAGTATATTACGCAAAAGATGGAAATATTACTTATCTCTTATTATGTGGTGGTGATAAGTCAACACAAAAGAAAGATATAGACAAAGCGGTAAAACTTTGGAAGGAGATTAAAAATGGTTAAAGTGACGCAATTTGATGCGGCAAAATTCCTTAATACTGATGAAGAAAGAGCAATGTATCTTTCAGAATTTTTGCATGAGGATATTTCATCAGAAGAATTTATTGCAGCACTTAATGATGTAGCTCGTTCAATAGGTATGACAAAAATAGCAGAAGAAGCAGGTATCGGAAGAGAAAGTCTATATAAAACGTTATCAGCGAAAAAACCTAGATTTGACACTATGCTTAAAATTATTCATGCGTTAGGTATGGATCTACAAATCACAGCAACAAGAAAGGCTTGTAATATTCAATAAATACTTGACTGTACGGATATACGGATAGATAATATATATATGATGCGGTTTTGAACGCATAGAATTTAAGCCCACTGAAATAGTTGGGCTTTTTTACTATTATTTAGCATAGTTTTATATTAAACTGCGTACCTTCTAAGCGCAGGTAATATTAAATTATGAAAAAAATAGCTTTAATTTTAGTTTTATTTTTATTATTCCCGTCGATTTCAAATGCAAAAAATTGTAGAAAAGGCATACCTTGCGGTAATTCTTGTATATCAGCGTCTAAAACATGTCGAATTGGAACTTATTCAGAAGTACCAACATCAAAGCCGAAAAAGTCAAAATCGACACCAACATCCGAACAAGTTGCAATTAGTAAGCAAAATTTTGACAATGCAAAAACTCAGCTTACTAAGCTATACAAATCAAATCCCGCACAAACCGAATTTTACTGTGGATGTGAATTCAGTTTTAACAATAAAAAAGGTATTGTTGATTTCAGTAAATGCGGTTATAAACCAAGAAAAAATTTAAATAGAGCATCTCGCATAGAGTGGGAGCATGTTATGCCTGCTGAAAATTTCGGGCGTCATCTACAATGTTGGCGAGACGGTGGAAGAAAAGCGTGCAAAAAAGATGTTTCTTTCAATCAAATGGAGGGTGATATGCACAATCTTCAGCCAGCAATCGGTGAGGTTAACGGTGATCGTTCTAACTACCGATACTCGCAATTCACTAATCAATTTAATCAGTATGGACAATGTCAATCAGCGGTTGATTTTAAAGCTCGTAAATTCCAGCCACGTGAGGAAATTCGTGGAGTGATAGCTCGCACATACCTCTATATGTCCAATAAATACAATATTAACTTATCCGATTCTGAGCATAAATTGATGATGGCGTGGAATAAAACATACCCACCTGAAAACTGGGAATGTGAACGTAATCAACATATCGCAAAAATCCAGGGGAATGATAATAAGTTCATTACAGAACAGTGTAATGAAAAAAGCCTCAATTAAGAGGCTTTTTATTATCAAGGTAAAATTTCACAGCATCAACAATAAGTTGAGCTTGTGATACATCTAGGTTTTTACTTGCTTGTTCAATTAATGCGATATCATCAACGTGTAATTTGAAGCCTTTTACTTTAACTCCTCGTTTTTTGTCGCTTTTTGCTTGAATTTCTGTTATTGATTTTGCCATAAAATCACCTTGATTTATTAAGTGTCAATTGGTATATTTAAGGTCATCGGTAGGGCTTTCGCCCCACCTTTGATACTACTTAAAAAGCTGGGAAACTTACAAGTAGTAGAAGAAATATGATTAAAAATTTCATTTTTTCTTCTCCTTAAGCCCTCATCGAAAGCTGAGGGTTTGCTTTATCAACGTCGTGTTGATGGTTATAATTATAGGTTAACCTATAGTAAAAGTCAACACTATTTATCTAAAAATTTTAATTTTTTATAAATTTATCATCGAATAAAATTATTAAACGAAGCCGCTTAATTGCGGTTTTTTTATGCCAAAACAGTCCCCCTCATAACCTCTACACAATCTGGATAAATCTGGTTTGTGATACGTTTGGGGGCATCCACAGAATCGACAGCAAAGCTAGACACGCACACCACTCAATATAGCTAGTACGCTGTCACCTTATTAACTCATATGAAGAATAATAACATGTATAAATCATCAATCATGGAATGGTTGCAATCGAATGCGCCATTAATTTACGGTGTCATTCTATCCATCATTATAGCCTACGGTCGTTTAACATATGACGGGGTAGGCGGACGCCGTAAATGGGTTGAAGCGTTATTGTGTGGTGCGTTGTCATTAGCTGCTAGCAGTGGGCTAGACTATTTTGGCTTACCAGTTAGTATGAATCCGTTTATTGGTGGCGCAATTGGATTTTTAGGTGTTGATAAATTACGTCAAGTATCAAATTCAATGTTAAGAAAAAGGGTTGACAACAACGATGACTAAGCTAACTGAACATTTTACGCTAGAAGAGTTTACTCGCTCGACAACAGCTAGTAGATTAAAAATTGATAACTCTGTGCCTGCTGATTTAATGCCCAACGTGCAATTAACAGCTATTAAGCTGGAGTTGGTAAGAAAAGCTTTAGGTAAGCCAATTATTATCACGTCTGGATATCGCTGTCCTGCGCTAAATGCTAAAGTTGGCGGTGTAGCAACAAGCGCTCACACAAAGGGATTAGCGGTAGACTTTAAATCGTCATTCGGTACGCCTAAAGAGATTTGTCAACAGTTGGTTGATGCTGGGGTGCAGTTCGATAAATTAATTCAAGAGCATAATCAATGGGTGCACATTGGTTTTAGTCCGACACATAATCGCCAAATAGTGTTAACAGCAGCCAAGCAGGGCGGTAAAACGGTTTATTTGAGTGGTTTAAAATGAATAAAACATACACGGCAATAGCGATTATTTTTACATTTATGATTTATGTTATTGTTAATTTGTGTAAAGACAAAGAAGCAATTCAAAAAACAAACGATGAACTGCTCGGAAAAATCGAACAGTTAAATCAGAACATCGCTAAAAACAATCAAATCATAGCAGATAATGAGCAAAGCAAACGCGAGCTAGAAAACCAATCGCTAGAACGTCAGGAGCGAATCAATGAGCAACTTAAAAATAATGACTGTGCTAATGAGCGTGTTCCTAG